ACCGAGGACGGGTCTGGGGACTTTGAGATCTTGAGGGAGGTGGGTTCCGTGGCTGGTCGCGGCCCACAGCCGAAGGATCCGTCGCGCCGGGCCCGGGGCAACAAGGACCCGATCGCCCAGACCGTTCTGCGCTTCGAGCAGGCCGAGCCACCCGAGTTGCCGACGTTGTCAGTGCTGAAGGACGGCGAGCTCGTCGAGTATGCCTGGCCGGCAAGGACGTTGGACTGGTGGGAGATGTGGAAGGCGTCGCCTCAGGCGGAGCACTTCTCGTCGACCGACTGGGACTTCCTCCTGGACACGGCAGTGGTGCACGCCCGGTTGTGGTCCGGTGAGATGTCGGCGGCGGCCGAGCTCCGGTTGCGGGTGGCGAAGTTCGGCGCAACTCCGGAGGACCGCGCCAGGTTGCGGATGCAGTTTGCTCAGGCTGATGAGGCGGACAGCAAGCGGCCTGAAGGTGGACGGTCGGCGAGGGAGAGGCGCGGGGTCCTGCGGGCGCTGCCGCCTCCGGAGGAGTCGTCGGGGGGCTGACATGCCGTGGAAGCCGCCGGAACCGGGGGCGGTGCCGTCCCTTGGATTCGAGGTCATTGACTGGATCTCGGAGATGCTGGCGGCTCCGGACCGCGGCGAGTACGAGCCCTTCCTGCTGTACCCAGAGCAGGAAGACTTCGTCCTTCGCTACTACGAGATCAACCCCCACACCGGCAAGCGTCGCTTCCGGCGTGGGGTCATAAGCCGGCCGCGTGGCTGGGGCAAATCGCCGTTCCTGGCCGCCCTGGCGATCGTCGAGGCGCTCGGCCCGGTGGTCCCGGATGGCTGGGACGCGGACGGTCAGCCGGTGGGCAAGCCGTGGTCTGAGGTGCGAACTCCGCTGGTGCAGATCGCGGCTGTGTCGGAGACGCAGACGAAGAACACGTGGGCGCCGTTGCTGGAGATGCTGCAAGGCCCGGTGCTTGAGGAGTATCCGGGGCTAGAACCGTTGGACTCCTTTGTGAATCTGCCGCGGGGCCGGATCGAGCCGATCACGTCGTCGGCTCGAACAGTGAAGGGCAATAAGCCTGTATTCGCGGTGCTTGACCAGACCGAGGAGTGGGTGCGGTCGAACAACGGGTTGCGCCTGGCGGAGACGATGCGGATCAACGCAGCGAAGGTCGGGGGCACAACGATCGAATCTCCGAACGCGTACATCCCGGGTGAGGGGTCGGTTGCCGAGGAGTCGGCGGCGTTCTGGACGAAGATTCGTGAGGGCCGGGCGAAGGATGACGGCCTCTATTACGACCATCGTGAAGCACCGCCCGAGACTGATCTGACGGACCGGCAGTCATTGATCGCTGGGCTCGCGTACACCTACGGGGACTCGGCTGATCGCAACGGCGGGCATGTCGACCTGGACACGATCGTGGCGACGATCTGGGATCCGAGTACTGACCCGCAGACGTCGCGGGCGGACTTCCTCAACCAGATCACGCACGCCTCCGACTCGTGGATCTCTCAGCCCGAGTGGGCTGGTGTCGCGGCGCCGGACAAGGTGGTGGGGCACGGCGAGGAGATCGTTCTCGGGTTCGACGGCTCGCGGCGCCGTAATCGCGGTGTCACGGACGCTACGGCCCTCGTCGGGTGCCGGGTGTCGGACGGCCATCTCTTCCTTGTGGACTGCTGGGAGCAGCCAGATGGGCCGTTTGGTCAGGACTGGCAGGTGCCCACGGTGGAAGTGCTGGCGAGGGTCGAGGAGGCGTTCCGCGACTACAAGGTCGTCGGGATGTACGCGGACCCTGCCCGCTGGGAGTCCCACGTCGCGAAGTGGGAGGCTGAACACGGCCGCCGGTTGAAGCTGAAGGCTTCAGCCCAGCATCCGATCGAGTGGTGGATGACGGGCGGCCGGTCCTTCCAGATTGTTCGGGCCCTGGAGAAGTTCCGGTCGAGCGTCGTGGATGGCGAACTGTCGCACGACGGTTCGAGCGTCCTCACGCGGCACATCCTGAATGCCCGGCGGCGTGAGTCGCGGAGCGGCATCCAGATCATGAAGGAGCACCCGGACAGCGCACGGAAGATCGATGCCGCTGTTGCGGCAGTTCTCGCTTGGCAATGCCGCGTGGACGCCATGGCCAAGGGGCTCGGCCGCAAGAAGGCCAGCAAGTCGGGACGGGTGGTGGTGCTGCGGTGACCATCTCGATCCCTGAACTACCGCTGGTGTACCTGTCGGATGATGAACTCGCCCTGATCAACGTGCTGCGTGCGGATATGCAGCGGGACCGGTACGCCTTGCTGTTGCGGGACGCGTACTTCAACGGCGAGCAGCTGGTCCGCGATCTCGGCATCAGCATCCCCCCGCAGCTCAAGGGCCTGCACACGGTCATCGGCTGGCCGCGGGTAGGCGTCGAGAGTCTGGAAGAGCGCCTCGACCTGGAGGCGTTCCGCTGGGCTGACGGCGCGGACTCTTCGGAGTTGGCTGAGATCGCCGACGCCAATGATCTGTTCGACGAGTCGAGCCTCGCGCACCTTGATGCGCTCGTCTACGGCCGCGAGTATCTGGCGGTCGGTTCGGGGGATTGCGGCACGGATGACTGTCCGCCGTTGATCTCTGCGGAGTCGCCGCTGGATATGACGTTGATGTGGGATGCCCGTCTGCGGATGGGTACGGCGGCGCTGCGGGAGTGCCAGGCTGACGGATTCGTCGAGTCGGGTCCTGATGAGCGGATGATCGTCCTCTATCTGCCGGATCAGACCATCACCGCTCTGCCGTCCCCGTCGGGCGGTTGGGAGGTCGTCGACCGGGACATCCACAACTTGGGTGTCGTTCCGGTGGTGCGGATGGCGAACCGGCAGCGCACCGCGGACCGTGTCGGCAAGAGTGAGATCACCCCGGAGGTCATGTCGATCACGGATGCCGCGTGCCGGCGTCTGATGGGCATGGAGGTGGCTGCGGAGTTCTTCGGCGCCCCGCAGCGCTACATTCTCGGCGCGTCCGAGTCGGCTTTCCAGGACGCTGAGGGCAACGCCAAGAGCGCCTGGGAGACGTACATCGGCCGCGTGCTGGCGCTTGAGCGGGACGAGGACGGCCAGGTACCGACGGTCGGCCAGTTCGCCGCGCACGACCCGACGGCGATGACGCGGATCATCGACCTGTACGCGCGGATCATGTCGAGCCAGTTCGGTCTTCCGCCGCACATGCTGGGCTACACCACCGACAACCCGGCGAGCGCGGATGCGATCCGGTCGACTGAGGCGAAGCTGGTCAAGCGGTCGGAGCGTCGGATCCGCAGGTATGGGGCGGCGTGGCAGCAGGCCATGCGGCTGGCCCTGTGGGTGCGTGATGGGGAGCCGCCGGACAAGACCCGGCGGATCGAGACGGTATGGCGGAACCCGGCGACACCTACGGTGGCCGCTCAGGCGGACGCCACGGTGAAACTGGTCCAAGCGGGCATCCTGCCGGCGGATTCCGACGTCACGCTCGAGATGGCAGGACTGACCGAGGGGCAGCGCCAGCGAGTGAGGGCGGATCGCCGCCGCTCAGGCGCTGCGGCCACTGGCGGGCGGCTGCTGGATCGGCTGGCCGGCCTGGACGAACGGCCCTCGACGGCGCTGCCGGATGTGGTGGAGGTCGACGGTGGCGACGACGGTCTCTGACGGCGGCCGTGATCCGGACCGGTATCGGGCTGCACAGCGCAGCTTGTCTCGGCTGCTGTTGCGGGATGTTCGCAGGTTGCGGCGTCTGATCATTCCGTCGCGGTTGCGTTCGTCGGTGCCGGACTGGGCTGCTGCTGTTCAGGCCGTTGTTGACCAGTACGCGCAGACGTCGGCCGCTTTGGGTGCCGAGTTCTACGACGCCCAGCGGGAGGCTGCCGGGGTGACGGACTCGTTCACGGTGCCCGTTGCCGACCCGCCCCCTGAGGAGCGCACGGAGGCGAGCCTGCGGTGGGCCACGAAGGATGTGTGGGAGCGGGATCCCGACGTTGCGACGCCGGCGCAGTTGGAGCCTCTCGACGTCCGGCTGGAGCGGGCGGAGAAGAAGGCCGAGTTGGTGGTGCAGAAGCTCGTCACCGACGCGGGCCGTGGCACGGTGATTGAGGCGGTGCGTCAGGACCGGCAGGCGACCGCGTGGGCCCGTTCGGCAGCCCTGGGTGCCTGCGCCTTCTGCCGCATGCTCGCTATACGGGGCGCCGTCTATAAGCGGGACACGGTCGACTTCCGCGCCCATGACGGCTGCCACTGCATGACCATTCCCGTGTTTGCCGGACAGCGGTTCGAGCTGTCCGACAAGGCCAAGGAGTGGGAGCGGCTGTACCGGGAGTACGCCGCGCCCTACTCGGGCGATCAGCTCCGCCGGTTCAGGCGGGCCATAGCCGAGCACGGCTGAGAGCTGAGCTCACCGTTCAACGAGGTCGCCCTGGCGGCGGCCTTTCTCATTTCCACAGCCCCTGGAGGGCCGATTCGTCATGCCTGAAGAGACCGAGACGACCGAGCAGCAGGACACCGGCGCCGACGAAACCGCCGAGGAGACGGCGACCGAGGAGAGCGGCACCGACACCACGGAGGACGCCCAGGAGGCGGACACCGGCGGCGAGGACAAGCCGTTCGACCGGAAGAAGTTCGAGGCGGAGCTGCGTAAGAAGAACAGCGAGGCTGCGAACCTCCGAAAGCGCCTGAAGGAGCTCGAACCGCTGGCGAAGAAGGCCAAGGAGTTCGAGGACGCACAGAAGTCCGAGACTGAGCGCCTCAACGATCAGTTGGCCGCTGCAACCGAGCAGATCGCCAATACCCGCAAGCGCCTCGTCGAGGCGCGCGTGCAGGCTCTGGCTGGAACGGCGGCGGGCGAGCGTGCAGCGTTCACGGATCCCGAGGACGCACTCAGTTCGCTCGACCTCGGCTCGTACATCGACGACTCGGGTGACATCGACGAGTCCGCCATTGAGGCGGATCTCCAGGCGCTGTTGGAGCGCAAGCCGCACTGGGCCAAGACGGCTCAGCCCCAGGAGGGCCCGCGGCGACCTGCGCCGGACCGCACTCAGGCGTCCGGCGCCAACAAGAAGCAGGCCCCCAACCCTCGCGACGAGTTCGCCGGGTGGCTGAGTTCGAAGCTCACGTAGCTTCGGGAGAAGAGACATCATGGCGGTTACCGCCCCCCTGACGCTGTCCAATGTGGACAGTGCGCTCCTGCCCCGCACGATCACGGCGCCGATCTTCGAGAAGTCGGTGGAGGCTTCTGCGGTCATGCAGCTGGCCCGTCCGGCGCCGCTGGCCCTGGACGCCACCACGTCGGTTCCGATTCCGATGGATGTGCCGACCGCCGACTGGGTCGGGCAGGCGGCGAAGAAGCCGCTGTCGACGGGCGGCGTAGACGTCAAGCAGATGCAGGCGAAGAAGGTCGCCGTGCTGATCCCGGTCGCGATGGAGGTCGCGAAGACCAACGCGGGCGGCCTGTACGACCAGCTTCAGAAGGATCTGCCGACGGCGTTCGCGCGGGCCTTCGACCACGCGACGATCCACGGAAAGACGATGAAGGGCGCCGCAGGCCCGTTCACCGAGTACCTGGCCGCGACTTCCAACAGCGTGGCGCTGGGTACGGCCACGCAGGCGCAGGGCGGCATTTGGGCCGACTTCGTCAACGGCATGGCCGAGGTCGTCGACGACGACTGGGACTACACCGGTACGGTGGCGGACCACCGGCTGAAGCCGTCGCTGCTGCTGGCGACGGACACGACGGGCCGGCCGATCCTGGTGGACACGCAGACGCCGGGCACGAACATGGCGGCGGCTGGCACGCTGATCGGCGAGCCGCTCGCGTACTCCCGCAGCGTGTCGGGTAAGCAGCGCCGGCAGTCGGCGAGCGTCGACACTGGCCTTCGGGCGATCGGCGGCGACTGGAGTCAGGCCGCATATGGGGTCGGAATGGACATTACGGTCCGGATCTCCGACCAGGCGACCTACGTCGACGAGGAGGGCGGCGTGCACTCCGCGTTCCAGGAGAACCTTGTCCTGATCCTCGCGGAGGCCTACTACGGCTTCGTCATGGGCGACGTCGACGCGTTCGTAAAGTTCACCGGCACTCCCTCGGGGTCCTGATGGCGAGGGCTGTCCCGGCTTCCGCGCCGGGCGGGGCAGCCAAGCCCCTGAAGATCGTGGCCCGCGTGCACGCCATGCCACCAGAGCACAACGCCGGCGCCGAGCACATGCTGGTGTCGATGCTGCGGCCGCTGGTGGAGCGCGGGCACGACGTGTCCGTGTGGCTGTCCCGATACGGCAAGGCCCACGAGGAGTACGACTACCGCGGCATCAAGGTCGTCCCGTTGGAGTCGCGGTTGGACTTCCCGACTGCGGTGAAGCGCTCCGACGTGCTGCTGGCACATCTGGAGACCGTGCCGTCGACGGCGTCCCTGGCTCGCGGGTGGGGCAAGCCGCTGATCGTGGTCTGCCACAACACGCACCGGCCGACGTTCCGGGATGCTGCGGCGGGCGGGACTGCGCTGGCGGTCTACAACAGCCAGTGGATGGAGCGGGAGGCGGAACTCTTCTTCGCTGAGTACCCGAAGAGCGTCCAGCCCGAGTCGTCGTTGATCGTGCGTCCGCCGGTGTTCGCCGACGAGTACCGCACGAAGCCGGGTAAAGCGATCACGCTGATCAACTGCAATCCGGAGAAGGGCGGCAAGGTGCTCGACGCGCTGGCTCGCCGCATGCCGGACCAGCAGTTCATCGCTGTCCGCGGCGCCTACGGCGAGCAGGTCCTCCCGGATCTGCCGAACGTGGAGATCGTCGAGCACGTCAGTGGCGAGGACATGCGGGAGAAGGTGTACGCCCGTACCCGAGTGCTGCTGATGCCGTCGTCCTACGAGTCGTGGGGCCGGGCGGGCGTTGAAGGGCTGGCGAGCGGTATTCCGGTCGTCGCGCATCCGACGCCAGGTCTCACGGAGTCGTTGGGCGAGGCCGGGATCTTCGTCGACCGCAACGATGTGGCTGGCTATGAGGCGGTGCTGCGGAAGTTGCAGACGGCGGCCGAGTTCCGGCTGGCGTCGAAGCGGGCGAAGGCCCGGTCTGCCGAACTGGACCCGGCTGCTGATCTGGCTGCCTGGTGCAGTGCCGTGGAGTCTGTGGCCCGTTAGGAGGGCGTCGTGGCTTTCGTCCCTCCGACTGCTGAGCAGCTCGGTCTCTATCTGGGGCTCGACGAGATCCAGGGCGACCGTGCGGATCTGCTGATCACGACTGCGGTCGCCCTCTGCCAGACGGTGGTGAAGCCGCTCCCCGAGGGCGCGGAGGCTGTTGTCCTGTCGGTGGCGGGCCGAGCCTACGTGAACCCGCAGCAGGTCAGCTACGAGACGATCGGCCCGATGTCGGTGCAGCGCCCTCAGGGTTCTGGCGGCCTGTACCTGACGAAGGCGGACAAGTCTGCGCTCAAGTCGCTGGCGGGCCGTGGGGGCGCGTTCACGGTGGATCCGACACCGGCGACGGCGGATCCGTCGCCGACGTGGCCGATCGACGACGCCGGGTTTGTGGACGAGTTCGAGCCGGGCTGGGGGTACGGCTGATGCCGGCCCCGTATCCGTTCGGGGAGACGGTGCGGATTGTGCGTACTGGTCCGTCGCCGGGCCGGGATCCGCGAGGGCATCCGTTGCCGGGCCCGGACGAGTCGTTCGACATCGAGGGCTGCGTGGTGACGCCGCGGGCGGAGACGCCGCAGGTGGGCGGCAGCCAGCAGCAGGACCGGGACACGGTCATCGTCGGCTGGACGGTGTACGCCCCTGCCGTCCATCCGGGGATGCCGCTGCGCACCACGGACGGGGCTGTGATTCGCGGCGTGAGATGTGAGATCACGGGCGAGCCGGGCGACTGGGGGCGGTCCCCGTTCACTGGCACCCGCGGGGTGGTCCAGTTCGCTGCCGACCGTGTCACTGGCTGACCAGGAGGGCGGTGGACGGTGCCTGCCCGGTTCAAGATGAAGCGTAAGGGGGTCGGCCAAATGTTGCGGATGCCGTCGATGCAGGCGGAGATGCTGCGGCGTGCCGAGGTCATCAAGGGTGTGGCGGTGGGCTTGTCCCCGGTGGACGAGAACGGTCCTCATCCCGGGCATTACAAGGACTCGTGGGAGACGGACAGCACGGCCCGCGGTGGCCGTCGCCGCGACCGGGCGACAGCCGTCGTCCGTAACACGGCCTACTATGCCCGCTGGGTGGAGTACGGCACAGAGAAGGTCCACGCCCATCATGTGCTGCTTCGGGCGGCGCAGTTGGGTGGGCGGAACCAGTGACCGCCCTCGTCGACATCGAGCTGGAGCTCATCGGCCGCGGCCAGGCCCGATTCCCGGACGCGGTGGTTCGGGACGAGCTCGACAACAACCTACTGAACGAGCTGCCGACGATCCAGATCCAGCAGATCCCCGGCGGCGGCGACGACGGGCTGCTGCTGGGCCGGATGCTCGTCGATATCGACGTGTACGCCGCCACCAGGGCTGATGCGATCACGCTGGCCCGCGAGGTTCACGACTGGGTTACCCGCGAGCTTCGCGGCTCGACCAGCGACACCACCGTCATCGGCCGCACGAACGGCCTGACGCTGCCTGCACCTCGCCCATACGAGAACACCGCCCTGCGCCGTGTCGGGGCAACCTACGAAATCGTCTGCCACCCGGTCTCCTGACCGACGGCTGGGCCCGCGCCGGACCCCTCGATTCCCGCCCGTGCGCGGGCTTCTCGCATGTCTGGAGACATCTCATGGTCAACATCACCCGCGCCGCGGATCTCGCTCTGGTGGGCGCGAACGGCGGCGGTTTCGTTGCCCCGGTGGGGACGGCGGCGCCGGCGGATCCCCGGAATCAGCCGCAGGCTCCGTGGGAGCCGCTGGGTGCGATCTCGGACGACGGTCTGACCTACGGGTTCGACGAGGACAGCCAGGAGTTCACCCCCTGGGGTCTGACCAGCCCGTTCCGCACACAGATCACCAAGTCGGTGCGGACGTTCGGATTGACGGTGTGGGAGACGTCGCGTATCGCTGTCCAGTCGCTGCAGTACCGGCTGGACGCGGCGGATCTGGAGCCGGACGGGGACGGCCTGACGAAGTACGCGGAGACCGCGTCGCCGTCGCCGGACCGTCGGGCGTTCTGGTTCCTCGTCATCGACGGGGACGCCTACAAGGGCTTCTACGTGCCCGAGGGCGAGATCAACGACCGCTCGGACGTGACGTTCAAGCAGGACGAGATGTCCGGCTACGAGTGGACGATCACGACCTACCCGGACGCCAGCGGCAACACCGTCTACCACGTCGACAAGATCCCGGTCACGCCCGCGTACAGCGGGTCCTGAGACGGGTGGACGGGCCGCGGGCATTCCTTGTGGGTGCCTCCGTTGGCGCGGGCCCGGCCCGTCCACCTCTGCATTTCTGCCCGCGCCGATGATGTGAAGGAGCCCGCGCCGTGGCTGCAACACCACGCGAGACGACCAGTACGAGCAGGAAGCCGCGCAGTGCGGCTCGAGCAACCTCCCGCCCCGCCGTCAACCGTCGTGTAGTCGATGAGGTTGAGGAGCCGGACATCGACGAGACCGAGGCGACGGCTGCCGAAGCGCAGGAGGCGGAAGCCGAGGGGCACTACGTCACTGCGTCTTTGTGCGGCGAGGAACTGCAGATCATCCCTCCGGGCGCTTGGCGTCAGTCTTGGCACCGGCTTTTGAACCGGGGCCAGTTCGACGAGTTCGCCGAGCTCGTTCTGCATCCGGACGACGTCGACGTGTACTTCGACATCGACCCGACGAACGATGAGTTCAACGACTTCGTCACGGACGCGGCCAGCCAGTCCGGTGAGAGCCTGGGGAAATCGCGTGGACCCGCTCGGTCGTCGAGGCGCACGCGGAGGCGGTAGAAGCTGACCTGCTCCGCTACTACCAGGGCGTTGACCTGCTCGACGTGTACCGAGGGGCGATGTCGTGGCGTCGGCTGCGGGTGCTGATCCAGCATCTGCCGTCGGAGTCGTCGACGTGGACCGCGCTGCGGAATGCGATGTCGCCGGAGGAGCTGGCGGAGCAGGCCGACAAGGGCGAGCCGGAGAAGGCCCGCTGGTCGCAGGAGGAGCAGCTCCTCGCGTCCGTGCTGGACGCGGTCCGCCGTGTCGAGTGGGTCCTGATCTGCGCGAACAGCGACTCGAAGTCGAAGCGCCCGAAAGCCCCGGAGCCGGTCCGCCGGCCCGGTGCGAAGCCGCTGCGGGCGAAGCAGAAACTCACGGACGCGCAAGCACACGACCTCTTCCGCATCATCAACGGAGGCGCCGCGTAGCGCTGCGGAGAGGGGGCTCCGCATGGCGATCAGCGTTGGCTCCGTCGAGGTTGATGTCGTCCCCAACACCCGCGGCATCTACAACCAGCTGCGTGGTGCTCTCGTGCCTGCGGCGACGCGGGCTGGCGAGGACGCCGGCAATGCTGCCGGGCGGGCGTTTGGGCCCGCGATGCGGTCCGAGGTGGGCGGCATCGGCCTGCAGATCGGCGAGCAGATCGGTCGGCAGATCGCCGCCCGTATCAGTGCGTCGGTGCGTGGTGCTCTGCGGGACGGGATCACGCAGGGCGGCCAGACGGCGCGTCCTGCGGCGGTCCGTCAGGGCTCTGACACGGGCGGCGCGTTTGGGCGGGCGTTCCGGACGCGTCTGCAGGCGGCGATGCAGAACCTGCCCAAGGCCGATGTGCGCCTGGGCGACACGGGCTTCAACGCAGACCTGGCCCGCCTGCGGGCACGCCTGGAAACCTTGTCGTCGAAGCGCATCGGCGTCGATGTTGATGCGGCGACGGCGCTCGCTGAGGTTGAGCGGCTGCAGGAGCAGCTGCGCCGGCTTGGCGCGAACCACCCCGACGTCAACGTCCGGATCGACACCGGGCAGGCGATCGGCGAGCTCGAGGCTCTGCGGGCGGAGATCAATCGCCTGGATGGGCGGACGGCGAACGTCGACGTCGATACGCGGTCGGCCGCGGCGAATCTCAACCTGCTGACGACGGCTGCGATCGGTCTCGGCCCTGCGATCATTCCGGCGCTTCCGGTGATCGCGGCGGGGCTGGGTGCGATCGCGGCTGCGGGTGTGGCGGCTGCCGCCGGTATCGGTGGTATCGCGCTGGTGGCGGCCCCCGCGTTCAAGGGGATCGCGGGCGCTCTGCAGGCGCAGAAGGCCGCGCAGGATGCGGCGACGAACGCCACCTATCAGGGCGGCCAGGCGGCCGGGCAGGGCGCGTCGAAAGCCTTGCAGATGGCGGGCGCGCAGCAGGCTTTGGCGTCAGCGCAACGTAATGCGGCACGGCAGATCTCGGATGCGGAGCGGGGTGTGTCGGATGCGGTCCGGCAGGCCGCTCAGAACAATGCGCGCGCCGCTGAGCAGGTGAAGTCTGCCCGCCAGTCGTTGGCGGATGCGTACACGCAGGCCGCGGAGCGGATGCAGCAGGCGAACGCTGACGTGTCGCGTGCGGAGCGGGATCTCGCGCAGTCGCAGAAGGCCGCCCGGCAGGCACAGTTGGATTTGGTCGCGGCCCGTAAGGAGGCCGCGCAGCAGCTGGAGGACCTGAACAACCGGCTGACCGACAGCACGCTGTCGCAGCGGGACGCACAGATTGCACTGACTGAAGCGACGGCCGAACGCGACAAAGTTCTCCGCTCGGAGACGTCGACCGAGCTCGACAAGCAGAAGGCGCTGCTCCAGTACGACCAGGCCGTCCAGCGCCTGAAGGAGCAGACCACCGAGACGAAGCGCCTCAAGGATGAGACGGCCGCCGCGAACCGGGCTGGCGTCGAAGGCTCCGACACCGTCAAGAACGCGCAGGAGCAGCTGGCGCAGGCTCAGCAGGACGTCACCGACAAGACGACGGCGCTGAAGACAGCCCAGCAGAACGTCACGAAGACGCAGATCCAGAACTCCCGGGCGATCGCTGAAGCGCAGTCGAAGCTGGCGGACGCGCAGCGAAACGTTGCGGAGACGCAGCGGCAGGGCGCGGAGACGATTGCCCGCGCTCAGGAGCGGGTGGTTCAGGCGCAGCAGGCCGGCGCGGACTCGATTGCGTCGGCGCAGCGGCAGATCCAGTCGGCATCCATTTCGGCGGCCGGCGGGGTGGATCAGGCTGCGATCGCGCAGGCCAAGTACCGGGCCGAGCTGGCGAAGCTGACGCCGTCCGCGCGGGAGACGTTCAACGCGTTCATCGACTTGCGGAAGGTCTTCGGTGAGTGGTCGAAGGCCCTGCAGCCTGCCGTGATGCCCATCTTCACCCGGGCGCTGGTCGGGTTGAAGAACTCCCTGCCGGGGTTGACGCCGTTCGTGCTGGCTGCGGCGGATGCGATCAGCGGCCTGCAGGACCGGGTGTCGCGGGGTTTCAAGTCGCCGTGGTGGCAGCAGTTCAAGACTGAACTGGCGGGCTCGGTCGGGCCTGCGATCACCGGTTTGGGGGTCTCCTTCGGCCGGATCTTCAAGGGCATGGCGGGCATCGTCGATGCCTTCCTGCCGCACATGGACTCCATTTCGGAGCGCATGCAGCGGATCACTGGCCGGTTCGCGAATTGGGGCACTGGGTTGAAGGGCAGCCCTGAGTTCGAGCGGTTCCTGGACTACTCGGCCAAGCATGCGCCGCTGCTCGCTGACACCTTCGGCAAGATCGGCACGGCTCTTCTCGATATCGGTCAGGCTTTGGAGCCGGTCTCGGGGCCGCTGCTGCAGGTGATCGGGGCGCTGGCGCAGGGCCTCAGCTCGATCGCCACCTACTTGCCGGAGCTGGTGCTCGGCATGTACGGGCTGTGGGCTGCCACCCGGTTGTGGGCGGCAGCGCAGATCATCGCGAACGGGGCGATGATCGCTTTCAATCTGATTTCGAAGGCCGGGCCGTGGGGCTGGATCATCCTCGGCATCACCGCCGTGGTCCTCGCCGTGATCTACATGTACCGGCGATTCGCATGGTTCCGGGACGGCGTGCAGGCCGTTTGGGCGGCAATCCAGACGGCGGCGATGTGGCTGTGGACGAACGTCCTCCAGCCCGTGTTCGCTGCGATCTGGGATGCCCTGCAGACGGTGGGCCGGTGGGCGATGTGGCTGTGGACGAATGCCATCAGTCCAGCCTTCAACTTCATCGTCCTCGCCGGGAAGATCCTGCTGACGGCGATCGTCACCTTGGTCCTGCTGCCGATCATCGCCACGATCAAGATCGTCGGCGCGATCGCGATGTGGCTGTGGACCCACGCGATCAAACCCGCTTTCGAGGGTATCGCCGCAGTTGCATCCTGGCTGTGGACGAACGCCATCCAGCCGACGTTCCAGTGGATCGGCGACAAGGCGAAATGGCTGTGGAACTCGGCTATCAAGCCTGCCTGGGACGGCATCAAGGCTGGCGCCAAGTTCATGTGGGAGAAGGTCCTCCAGCCGATCTTCCGGTACTTCTGGGAGGGCCTGAAGACGATCGGCGGCTGGGCGTCCTGGCTGTACACGGAGGCCATCAAGCCTGCTTTCGACCGCATCGTGGCGGTCGGGAAGACAGCTTGGGAGAAGGGCATCAAGCCCGTCTTCGACGGCTGGAAGCTGATCATCAAGGGGCTTGGTGGGCTCTTCGATGATGCGGTCGGCGCGATCGGCACGGCCTGGGACAAGCTGAAGGGCGTTGCGAAGGCGCCCGTGAAGTTCGTCGTCGACACCGTCTACAACAATGGCATCGTCGGCGTCTGGAACAAGGTCGCCTCGGCCTTCGGCGCACCCAAGTTGTCGAAGTTCAAGTTCGCTGACGGTGGCGTCATGCCGGGCTACACGCCGGGCCGGGATGTGCACAAGTTCCTGTCCCCGACCGGTGGGGCGCTCGAGCTCAGCGGCGGCGAGGCCATCATGCGGCCCGAGTTCACCCGCGCAGTCGGCTCCAGTTTCGTCGGGACGATGAACTCGATCGCCAAGTCCCGGGGCGCACAAGGCGTCAAGGAGGCCCTGGCACCCGTGTTCGGCGGCAACCCGAAGACGCCGACCGACCGGTCCCTGCCCTACGCCAACGGCGGCATCGTGCAGTCCTTCGCGGACGGCGGCATCTTCGGCTGGATCGGCAAAGCCGCATCCACCGTGGCAGGCGCAGGAACGGAAGCCTGGAACGCCATCAAGAAGGGCGCTTCCTGGCTCGGCGACACGCTCGAATCGTCAGCTCGCGCAGGCGTGAAAGCAGTCGTCAACCCGCTCCTGAAGGGCTTCCCCGGCATGGACACCGGGCTCGGCCAGATGATCCGCCACATCCCGGACCAGATCCTGGATGCCCTGTTCGGCTACAGCAAGAAAGCCGACGACAAGGGCGCTGGCGGCATCGGCGGCCCGCGCATCCAGGCAGGCCTGAAGTGGGCGAAAACCCAGAACGGCAAGCCCTACCAGTGGGGCGGCAATGGCAACCCGTCGTGGGACTGCTCCGGCTTCATGTCGGCGATCGAGTCCGTCATCCGAGGCCAGAAGCCTCACCGGCGGTGGGCAACGGGGGCGTTCTCCGGTAAGACTGCGCCTCCCGGCTGGGTGTACCACGGCAACTCGCCGTTCCGCATCGGCATCACCAACGACGGTGTCGGGCACACGGCAGGCACGCTGGGCCGCACCAACGTGGAGTCGCGTGGCGGTGACGGCGTCATCGTCGGCCCGCGGGCACGCGGCTACAAGGCGCCGCTGTTCGACTCGTGGTACGGCTTCAAGCCGGGGTCTTACGACAGTGGCGGCTACCTGCAGCCCGGCATGAACCTGGCGTTCAACGGCACCGGGCGCCCGGAGCCGGTCTTCACGACGGCGCAGGCCAACGCGCTCACCTCGCTGGCGGCGCGGTCGGCGTCGCAGCAGTTGGGCGACCTGTCTGTGTCGGTTTTCGTCGGCGATCAGCAGATCACCGACATCGCCCGCACCGAAGTGCGGACGGCGCAGGGCGAGCTCATTCAGGTACTCAACGCGGGCTGAGGAGGAATCTTGGCGATCCCCGGAAACCTCCTCAGCCCTACCACCGAGAGCATTGACCCGAACACCTCTGGCTGGACGCCGAAGCTGAACTGCACGATCGCCAAGGGCATCGGTGGCAGGAACGGCGACGGCTGCCTCGCCGTCAAGAGTGTGGCGGCCGGCGAGATGCAGGTCCGCACCGTCTCCTCCTACCCGGTCACCGCAGGCATCGTCTACTACACGTTCGCGGACACGGCCGGGGTGGTGGGGGAGCGGATCGGCATCCGCTGGCTCAACAGTGCCGGCGGCGAGGTGGGGGTGGCCTGGTCGGCGACGACAGCCGGGTCATCGTCGTCATGGCACCGGGTCAGCGTGGCCGGCGTAGCACCATCCGGCACCACAAAAGCCCAGGTGCTCCTCGGCAGCACCGAGACGGGCGCGAACGTCAACCACTACTGGGAGAACGTCTACCTCGGCCTGCCCGTCCGCGTCCTCGGGAACTTGTTGCCTTTCAACACGGAGAGCAGCGAGATCGACGCGTCTGGATGGACGCCGGTAGTCAACGCCACGGTGTCCCGCCAGGTGCCAGTGATGAGCTGGGCTGTCAACAACTACTACGCCGGTGGGCACGCCCTGGCGCTGACCGCGGTCGCCGCTGGCAACGCATCGATCCTGACGGTGGAGCGGCCCACCGTGACGCCGTTCACCGAATACCTGGCCTACGCCTACCTGCAGCCGCCGACGATCGCCTCCACATGCTGGATCGAACTCCGCTTCTACGACGCCAACGGCAACCAGGTCGGCGCCCAACGGTCCACGTTGGCGCCGCCGACGCCGGCGACAGGCATGTACCGGCAGCGGGCGTCGATGGTGGCGCCGGCGAACGCGGCGACCTGCTCGGTTGCGGCGGGCCTGGATTCGGCGTCGGCCGGGCAGGTGCTGCGACTGGAGACGGTCGTCGTTACCGTGGCGCCGAAGCTGCAGGCCGGCTCGGTGCTCCCATATGCGGACTCGTCGTTCGAGCAGGGCATCGCCGGGTGGACGGTTGCGTCGGGTGTCGCGACGATCGCCCGCACCACCCCGTGGGGGCTGTCCGCATTCGATGGCTCCTACGCGCTCGCCATCACCTCATCCACTGCCACCGCCTCCACAATCCGCTCAGCGAAGTTCCCGGTCCACGCGGGCACGAACTGGCGAGCCCAGATGCTCGCCCACCCGGCGGCCGGCACGTGGTCTTCAGCGACAACCCGGATCCACTGGTACGACGCCGCGAACACGGACCTCGGCACTTCTACCGGCACAACCTTCGCTCTGCCTGGCACGTCTTGGTATGTGATCCCCACCGATGCGGTCGCGCCTGCAGGGGCGACGCAGGCCGCGGTAGAGCTGGCGGCTACAGCGTCGACGACGGCCAGTGTCCTGCACGTTGACCAGGTGGTGCTGTGGGAGGTTTTGCCGCTTACCGCGGTGGAGGCGCACTCGAGCGACGGCTACGTCGAACTGACGCTGCGGGAGTTGATCCTCGACTACGAACTGTCGGTGTACCGGGAACTGCAGGACGGGTCCCGGACACTGGTGCGCGGCCCGTATGGGCTGATCGACCACCAGGTCATCTCTTCTGATCTGATGGTGATCGAGGACCATGAGGCGCCGCTGAACGTGCCGGTCAGGTACTACATCGAGCAGTGGCCGCCCGGATCGCTCACCGCATCCACCCGCAGCACCGGCTACGTCACCATCACCCTCGACGACATCAACCAGGTGTGGCTGAAGGACCCGGGCAACCCGCAACGCAACATGAAGGTGCTGGTGGCGAAGGCCCCGGACTGGAACCGGCCCATCGACCAAGCCAGCTACGTCGTGCGGGGACGGCGCAACAAGGTCACCTTGTCGGGGAAGCGGCAGGGACTGGAGGGCGACCTCGCGATCTGGACTCTGTCCGATCAGCATCGCAAAGCCCTGCACCTGCTCCTCGACGACGGCAACACCCTGCTGTGGCAGGCCGTACCCGGGATGGGCGTCGACGACATGTACGTGTCCGTCGGCCAAGTCCCGGAGGCCCGGACGGGCGGGCTGGCGCAGGAGCAGATGCGCGCCTGGACTTTGCCGCTCGTCGAGCAGGACATGCCGGTCACGGTCGGTGTCGGCGGACCGGCAGGCCGCACCTGGCAGGACGTCGTCACCGAGTTCGCGACCTGCGCCGATCTGCTGCCCGTGTACGCGACCAGCGAGGATCTGCTGCTCGACCGAAGGCGGTGAGGCGTGTACGCCGTCTCCGACCGGTTCCTGAAGCGCCTCACCGAAAGCCACACCCCGGTCACCCTGGTGCAACTGCTGCTGACGGACGGCCGCACCGTCGACCTGGAGCACACGGGCGGCAGCGTCACCGTGGACCGCGGGCAGGCCATCCGCCGCACCTGCACCGTCACCGTCGCTGACCCGTCGCTGATTCCCAGGACGCCAGCTGACCAGCTCGCCACCTACGGCGCGCAGCTGCGAATCTCGCGGGGCGTCGAGTACGGAAACGCCAACGATCTGGAGCTCGTGCCACTCGGGGTGTTCCGGCTGGACTCCGTGGACGGCGATGTCAACGAGGGCCCGATCACCCTGGCGGGGAAAGACCTGTCGGCGATCGTCGCCGACGACAAGCTCACCGCTCCCTACACGGCTTCAGGCACCGTCGTCAGCGCGGTCACCGCCCTCATCCAACGGTCCATCCCGACCGCCGCCGTCATCAGCAGCATCGCCGACCAGGGCATCGGGAAACGCACGTTCGACGTCGAGGCCGACCCGTGGGCCGGCTGCCAGGAGATCGCATCCGGTGCCGGCGCCGAGGTCTACTGCAACCCGGACGGCGTGTTCGTCATCGCCACCCTGCCCGACCTGGCGACCACCACCCCGGTGTGGGAGATCGCGGCGGCTGAGGGCGGCGCCTACATCAAAGCAAACCGCGGCATGTCCAGCGCAGGCGTATACAACGGCGTGCTGGCCCGCGGCGAGAACACCAGCGAGAACGCGCCCCCGGTGCAGTACCTGGCCATCGATGGCGACCCCAACAGCCCTACCTACTGGGGCGGCCCGTTCGGACGCCGACCCGACTTCTTCACGTCCAGCACCCTGACGACGACCGCGGCCTGCCAGAACGCGGCCACCCTGAAGCTGGCGCAGGCTAAGGCGCCAAACGCCACCGGAGACATCAGCTCTCTCCCGAACCCGGCCCTGGAATCGGGCGATGTGCTGCGGGTGCAGCACGAGGACGGCAGCCGCGAACTCCACCAGGCCGCCAGCTTCACCGTGCCGCTCGACGTCGGCGGCGACTTCCCCATCAGCACGATCAGCGCCAAGGAGGACGCGTGACGAAGTCCTCGCACGCCTCCACTCGCGACCTTAAGTACGCGATCCAGCAGGCAGCGAAACGCACCGGCGAACAGGCCCCCAGCGTGCGCGGCTCCGACTGGCGGCTCACCACCGTCACCGCAGACAACGCAGACGGCACCGTCGACGCCGACGACATCCCCGATATCCGCTGCATGGAGACCTACTCCCAGCCCCGCGTCGGCGACCTCATCGTCATCACCCAGTCCTCCTCAGGGAACTGGCTGGCCTGGGGACGCACCGCGACAGCAGACCCAGACTGGACACCGCTCACACTGGCCTCCGGATTCCAGAACCCAGGCCACGGCTACACCGCCTCCTACCTGCGACAGGGGCACCGCGTCTGGCTACGCGGACGCATCGGCCCGACATCGGGGACGATCGCCGACAACGCCACCTTGCTCACCCTGCCAGCTGCGATCCAGCCCGCCGCGGTGTGCGCGTGGGCTGTGGTGAGGGACGCGACGGTAATGCCGGCCGTGTGCCGCCTGGAGATCAGCCTCGGCGGCATCGTGCGCACCTTCCAGTCCTCGAATCTGCCGTCTTGGGTTGCCCTCGACGGCATCAGCTACACGATCTAGGAGGCCCTGTGCCGGAGCCCGATGACTGGGGCCAGGGCATTGATCTCTGGCAGCTCACCGACGCGCCCAGCATTCCCGCCGCGATCCAGGCCCTGGCGGTGGGCCTGATCCCGCGCAGCAACCTCCGCTTCGCGTCGGCTGCGGCCCGCAATGCGGCAATCGACGCGCCTGATGAGGGCATGCAGGCGTGGCTGATCGCCGAGGGGCGTCTGGAGATCTACCGCAACGGGTCCTGGCTGCCCTGGCCGCCGATCCCTGTGCAGACCTTTCAGGTGTCGGACGCCCCGTACAACGCCACCCAGACCACCACGGATTACAGCACCTCGGCGTGGCCGCGCCCGCAGTTCGTGGCGCCACCGTCGGGTCGCGCCTACGTGACGATCGGCGCGGCGGTCTCCAACTACAACACTGACACCAGCACGATCTGGGCTGCGTGGCGGGCCACCGGCTCCATGGGGTACAGCTACATCGACCTCACCAAGACCGGTATCTCCGCTCAGGGAACACGCGTGGTCGCGTCGCGGCGGTTGATGCTCACCGGCATGACGCCGGGGGAAACCATCACGATCATCCCGCAGTGGAACATCAGCTCCGGATCAGCGTCCAAGGCAGAGACCAGCGGCGGTGTCCTCCTCGTCGAACCCGCACCCTGACCTGCCGCACCCTGCTCGCCCCGCGCCGTTCGCCGGGGCCTTCTTCATTTCTGGAGGCCTCATGGCCCAGACCGGCCCGCAGCGGTACCCGGGCGCCAGCACGGCCTACTGGTACGGGGCGAAGTACCCGGGCTCCGCGATGGAGTCGAACGTCATCGTCTGGCACACCACGGAAGGGACCTCTCTGCCGTCCTACGACGGCGGATCGCAGGCACCCACCTTCACGGCCAAGCCCAACTGGGCTGCTCAGAAGCTGGACTGGTACCAGCACTTCGACTTCGACGTCTCGGCCCGCGCCCTCGTCAACCTCGTCGGCGGCGTGGAGACGAACACGCTGAATGCGGTGCAGGTGGAGATCGTCGGCACCTGCGACCCTGCCACCCACAGCAAGTGGGTGAAGGCTGGCTACCAGCACCTGTACGCCCCCGAGTTGCCGAACTGGGCGATCCGCGACCTGGGTGCTTTTGCGCGGTGGGCGCACGACAACCACGGCGTGCCCCTCGCCGCCGATGTGACGTTCAAGGCGTATCCGGGCAGCTACGGCACCAGCAACGGCGTCCGCATGTCCGCCGCAAGGTGGAACAGCTTCACCGGGCACTGCGGCCACCAGCACGTCCCCGAGAACCTGCACGGCGACCCGGGCGCACTGCCGATCGCCGCGATCCTCACCGCCGCCAAGGGCGGCGCCACCACCCCGCCCGAGGAGAACGACGTGGCACTCACCGACGCCGAAATCAACAAGATCGCTGACGCCGTTTTCAAGAAGATCGCGGCAGGCGACGGCGTCCTCGAAAGTGCCGACCTCAAGCGCATCTGGGCTGTCGACGCCATCCCCGCCGCACGGCCGCCCTACCACAACACCGACTACTACCAGGCAGACGGCAAAACCCTCAACAACACGACGTGGACCGCCGGATACACGCAGCAGACCCAAACCGAGGGGATCCGCGAGGCAGTCACCCTGATCAAGCAGCTCGCGGGTAACAGCGGCACGATGCAGCTGTCGGACTCGCAGATCGCCACGCTCGGCGCCGTGATCGCCGCGAACCCGGCGCTGGCAGAGCGGATTGCGGACCTGGTCGCGGCGAAGCTCGCGAAACGGCTCGCCGAGTGATCGTCAACTACACCTCGCACCCCGTGCGGATCTATGCCGGCGACCGGCCCGACGGTATCGACGACCTCGAGCCCAGCCTCCGCCTGGTGATCGAACCGGAGGACACCCCAACCCGGCTCAGCATGGTGCCCCGGTCATCCGAGTTCCGCGAGGGCATCGCCGTCGAACTCGTCGAGTACGGGCACGCCGTCGGTATCCCGCCGGTTCGCGCAGGCGTGTGGTGCGTCGTCTCCCTGCCCGTCGCGCTCGCTCTGGCCCCACGCCGCAGCGATCTGCTTGTCCCCTACCAGGAGGTCCGCAATGCCTCCGGAACAGTCATCGGCTGCCGAAAGCTGGCACAGCCCGTCTGAGGAGTCATGGACAAACAGCGCAAGACCCAGATCGCAGTCATCGGGCACTACACCCTCGCGGGAGTGTGGGCGCTGCTCCTCATCCCCACCCTGCTGCTCTGGAAGAACAGCGTCACATGGGTGGCCTTCATGAGCCTCTACGCAAACGGGGCCTCCCATCTCTCCGCGGCCAAGGCAAGCCGCGCCGAACAGGAAGCAGAGAAGCAATGAAGATCTTCGGCAGAGAGCCGGTCTACATCCTGGCAGCGATCGCGATCGCCCTGAAGCTGGCCGCCGCCTACGGGCTGGACGTCAGCGGCGACCAACAGGCCCTCATCAACACAGTGCTCTCCTGCACCGTCGCCGTCGCCTCCGCGGTCGTCCTGCGCAACGGCGCGCTCGGCGCTGCCGTCCTGCAACTCGCGTCCGCCGGCCTCGCCCTGTTCGTCGGCTTCGGCCTCGACCTGTCCGCCGAGCAGCAGGCCGGATGGATGTCCCTCGTCGCCGCAGTCCTCGCCCTCTTCGAGCACCGCGAGGTCACCGCCCCCATACCGGCCGTGCCCCTCGAACAGTCCAGCCCCGTCAAGGCATCCCCCGTCCAGGGGGTGTGAGTGCATCTCCGGGCGGCCCGCTGGTTCAGCGGGCACCTCGGTAGCCGTGGCCCGTTCCTCGTTTTCATGGGCATCGGAAAGATTTGCCTCGGCTTCAGCTTCATCTTCGACCCGCCATGGACGACCGACGGGCTGCAAATGCTGGCCCGCTTCGCCCCCATCCACTGCTGGGCCTGGGTGTGGATCATCTGCGGAGCCGCCACATTCAGCAGCGCCTGGATGGAGTTCGCCAGGGACCGCTGGGGCTTCGTCGCCGCCAGCATCCCGCCCGCGATCTGGGCGTTCACCTACGGATGGGCCGGAATCCTCGGCGACTACTCCCGCGGCCTGTGGCTGTTCGTCTGGTACATCACATCGCACTGTGGGGTGATCTGGTGCGCGTCTCGTGTGCCACCTAGCGCCGGATCGCCTGATCTGCCCGGCCGGGTGGTTGAGGGGAGACCCGGGTGAACGGTGTCTTGGGCCTGGTTGGTGCTGGGGTGACGCTGATCGGTGTGGTCGTGACGGGCTGGTTCACGTACCGCGGCGGGCGGACCGCAGCGGCGATCCAGGCGGCGCCAGCCGCGAAGGCGCAGGACTTCGCCGTGTTGCAGGCAACGGTGGAGCGCGTCGACGGGGAGAACAAGGAACTGCGAGGCCGGCAGTCGCGGCTGGAGTCGCTGCTGCGCGCGTTTGCGTGGACGACGGATCGGTGGGCGCGCCAGATGCATCAGGCGGGGATCGAGCCGGAGCCGCCGCATCCTCTGGTGGACGAGTACAACCGAACTGGAGTGTGAGCCGATGCTTGATGCCGTCCTGCGTGTCCCGCGCCGAGACGACACCGCCGCCGACACTGGCAGCCTCGCCCGCATGGGCCGCATCGAAGAACAGCCGGTTCCGACAGCGACCCCCGAGCTGGCGGCGGAATCACCCGTCGAGATGGCGCCCCCGGCCGAGCTGGAAAAGGCACTCGCAGGCGCCGGCGTCACCGCAACCGCTGCGGACCACACCGCGATGCAGGCCCTCGGACAGCTTGATGCCGCAACGCTCGCAGCTGTCACGCGCTGGGTCCAGTCGAAGCCCGGAAGGGCCAGCAAGTAGAGGAGGCCGCGTGCCCGAAGAGACCCCCGAGACGGAGACACCGTTCTGGCTGTCGCCGTGGCCGTTCATCGAACCCGACCTGCCACCCGCCGAACCCGGTGACGAACCCGCATAACAGCGCCCCCTCCTTCGGGAGGGGGCGCTTCGTCGTGTCAGAACTCCAGCTGCTTCTTCACCTCGGCCACGTTCGGGCCGCTATCCGTTGCGGGCATCTTCCATCGGAACGCCTTCTCCTCGCCGTCGATGTAGATCAGCGTTCCGCCCTTCGCCTGCGCGGGCGTCAGGTCAAAGACCTGGGCACGCCACTGGTAGGTGCCGGGCTGCACGGGGTCGGCGTTGTTGTACTTGTCCATGACCACACCGGACGAGTTGCCGCTGTCGAAGGCGACCATCTCCCCATCCGGCGCCATCCACTTCCACCCGCCACCACCGATCGGGGCCGGCTCGTCAGCGGCGACAGCAGTCGTGGCTTTGTCCTTCATCGTGACGACGGCGAACACCCCGTTCTCTGCGGTCTCCCCGCCGCCCTCCTTCGTGAACACGATCGTGTCCGGCGTGACCTCCAGGACGCCGGTGCCGCCGTCGCCTGTGGTCTTCGCTGAATCGCCAAGGGCCAGGGTCTGCGACTCATCGACCGTCCCGGACTTTTCGGCGTCGGTCGCCGCACTGCTGGTCGGAGCCGCGGGTGTCGACGGGCTTGCGACGCCAGATGGCTTGGCGGTGTCCGTTGGCTGGCAGGCGACGATGCCGACCGTGGCGGCGCAGAGCAGGGCTGCAGAGATGATGCGGGTACGCACGTGTTCCCCCCGAATGATGCTGGTACAGGCGGAACACAGTAGATGAAATGTGGACGCTGGGTGAACGCGCGTCACCAGGTCGTGACACGGCGACGCCCCCGCCTCCTCGCCGCAACGGCGGGGAAGCAGGGGCGGCGTGGAGGTGCGGCTACAGTTCGGGGAGGTCCCCGCCTGGTAACGACAGGCGGGGACCGCTCACTTCACGGCGATGGCGAGGCAGTCGCCACACCATCGCTGGCCGGGCTCGTCGAGCTCGACGGGCACGTCACGCGTACCGGCCGGGAGGACGATGCCCTCCTCGTTGCTGCATGCGACGGGGTGGAAGTCGCACTCGCCCGTGCAGGTGTGGCCGTCAGCGAGCAGGTGCCAGAGCTGGATCGTCCAGCCATTGGTGTCACGCGTTCGCTCCGGGGTGGCGAGCATCGTCACGCCTCCTCGACGCGGGCGGCAAGCTCTCGCAGGTCGCCCATGGTGAGGCCGGTTCGGACGCCCTGGCCGTAGATGTTGTTCGTCGCCTCGATGACCATACGGTCGTCGGGCTCGTCGGCGTACACGGCGAGCACGTGGGCCAACGCCTCAGCGGCGTTGGCGGGAGCGTCGCCGTACTGCTCCATCGCCTCACGGCGAATGCGGTCCATGCTGCGCATGTCAGTCCTCCTCTTTCAGGATGCGGTCGATGGTGGTGCGGGCGATGCCGGTCAGAACATGGATGCGGTGCTTACTGACCCCGGCAGCGCGAGCGCGGCGGACCATGTCGTCGCGGCCGTCGGCCCAGCGCCGGTACTCAGTCAACTCCCGCTCGGCTACGGCCGTCTCGTCATCGCTCATGTAGCAAATGATGCATGCAGCGAACGCTACGGTCAAGGGGAAGGGCTAGCGCATAACGTTCCCTTATGCGCTAGCATTTGAGGATGACTCAGACCTCCGCGCAGGACTACCGATTGGACGTAGCCGCCCTACTGAAGCAGGGGTTGTCGGACCGAGCAATCATGCGAGAGCTGCACTGCGGCGTTGAAGCCGTCCGTCAGGCGCGAGCCGCACTCGGAATCACCCGCAAGCCTCGCGAAGGGTCCGGCCACAAGGTGGCGGCAACCGTGGAAGACAGCTTCCGGAAGCGCACCGAGGACGCGGGTGACGGTCATCTCATATGGACGGGGTATGTCGAGAGTGGGCTTCCCCGGATCCGTCACGGCGGGCGAGGCGGGCGGCGGTACTCCGCCTACAGGGTTGCCTTCCGGATCCGTACCGGACGAGACCCGGTGAAGCGGGTTGCGCCTACCTGCGGGCGCCCCGACTGCGTGGCACCCGACCACGTGGACGAGGTGAACGATTGAGCAGCACCCTGCCGCAGCCGTCCATCAGGCAGTCGATCGCGCTGCCCGGCTCGGACCCGTTCGAGGAAGTCCGGCGCAAGCTCGTCGACGACCTCGGCCTCGTCCAAGTCGACCGGCGCGGACAAGAGCGCATCTACCGGCCCCGCGCCGAACTCCTCGCCGAAGCCGTCACCCCCGACGCCTTCGTCATGGTCATGGACTGGCTGTCCTCCACTCGACGCGGCAGCCTCCAGACCAAACGCAACTACGTCGACGACATCCGCCGCGTCTGGGGTGCCTACGCGCA